ATTGATTTTACTAATTCTGACATTGATCTAATTAAATCAGACATTCCCTGATTAAGACCGCTTTGTCCCATAGTATCTGCGGCATTGGATATTGCATCCCCAAAGTTACTAATAGCCTGACTAACATTATTTGCACGAGCATCTGTAGCTCCGCCAAATGCACCTGTTAGTCCATCTTCTAAGGCTTTAAGAATAACTGCGGCACCTTCTGCACTTTGACCTACTTTGGTTATTTCTAATCTTGAAAGTCCTAGTCTATCTTGTAGTATTGTGAATACAGGAATTCCTCTATCAGCAAGACGATTAAGATCTTCTAAACCTAAACCACCTGCTGTGGTTCTTGAATATAAGTCAGTGATAGCCTGTAATGCACCTACTGAGTCAGCAGCCACGCTACTGGTATCAGCAAACATCTTTAATAGACTGATTGTGGGGTCAATGCCAGCGGCCTTAAGTTTAACAAATGTTGCTGTGAGGTCCTCTACTGAGAAAATACTGCTAGCGGCAAATGCTTTAATTTCTTCAAAGGCAGCTGAACCTGTGGCCGCATCCTTGTACAGTAATTGTAAAGTAGTTCTAAGGTCCTGGAATCTAGCACTAATTTGTGTGACTTCTTTAAATGCAAAGGCACCAGCAATCGCACTTCCAAAGCCTACAACATTATTTTTTAAATCAGATAGACTGCGTTGTGCATTACGGGTGTCTATCTCTACTTGATATTTTAAATCAGCCATGTTATTTTCTCACTATTCTACGAAGTGCTCTTTGCAAAAATAATATGGTTGGAGCGACCATACCTTTAGGTGCTTGCTTACTCCAACCCTTATCTAATCGTTGAGCATATGGATAATTTGCATTAATAATGTTGCCTTGAAGTTGTGTCTTATTGCGAGCATTGCCTGTATCTTTAGGAGTTATGCTAACAAAATGTTTATAGGTACTCTGTACCACATTAGGTATGCTACTTTGTATCTTTGACAAACTGGGAGATATATTATCTACCCTTAATTTTATTGACATATTCGCTCCTATTCATTCTTCTGTTCAGCAATATTTTTCTGTCTTGCTTCATGTTCTTTCTTTGCTAAATCCATATACCACTGTAAATCTTGTTTATCATTCTTGGGCGTTATATTACCTTCAGCTACATTATGCTTATAAGTTGCCCATCTAGTACTAACATCTAAGACATACAAATCAAATGTTGTTGCTCTGCTTAGGGCCTCGCTGGGCAACAACCCATATTCTCTGGCGAGGTTGTTGAGTGTGACTATTAGACTGGTTTCTATACATTCCCACTCAACTTCTTGCCCTACTACTTTCCCAGTTTCTCAACTACTTTACTAATGACCTTAATTAGTAAACTGCTGGGTAAGACATTCTCACCTTTAATAATTTCTTTGCCGTCTTCGTCAAGAATTAATGTTTTAACTAAACCAATCATAGTAGCAACGTCTTGGTGATCAGCATTGGCTAATTTCATAAAAACATCTAGTGGTTGGCGATCCCATGAGTAGAACTCAACAGGTTCTCCAAACTCTTTGATAACTTGTTCGTCATCAAGAATAAATGGAATTAGTTTTGGTTTTGCGGCTAGTTGTGAAAGTTTCATCTGTTAATCTCCTTGTCTATCAATCAATGTATGAGCAAGAACAAGTAAGAACTTGATTCTGCCCTGTGCTTTATCTATGTCTGCCTTGGCACATTTTACTTCATTTGTGGTTTTGGCAATTTCTGCAATTAGACTTTCAAGTATTTGCTTGTCTGTCTTTGAATCTAATACATCCATAAGTCTGCCTTTGTATTTAACTATAAAACAAAAATAGGGGCAAAAACGCCCCTATTTCATTACTACTTGACCTATTAGGTCGCTGCTACTGTGTACTCGCCAGCAACAGTAATAGTTACTGGAGTTACCCATACAGGGCTGTCAGCAGATACTGTTGGTGCTAGACCAGTGATGTAACCTACACCCTTGATAAAGCGGTCAGCAGTTGCTTGGCCACTGGTACTTTCAACAAACTTCAAGATGAAGTTGATCAAAGTCTTGTTGCGGCTGCATCCTAATACTCCTTGTTCAGCAATAGTACCTGTTGCGGCTGCAGACAAGTTTGTTCCAAAGAAGATTGCATCGTCAACTACCAAGTTCATAGAGATACTGTTTGTAGAAGTTGTTGCTACTTGTTTCTTAGCTGTGGAATCAAGTTGACTCCAAGTAAAGACATCGTTAGCGGCGTTAATTGTGATATCTTGCAAGCCTGACACTGTAAGTGCTGAGGTTTGTGTGATATCTGTTTCTGAAGAGGCAACGTCTAATGTCAAAATAATTGCATTAGCACTGCCTGGTCCTGGACTGATATATGCCATGTTTTGGCTCCTTTATGTTAATTTAATGAATCGTAGTTCAATTTCTGTGACAAGTTTGTCAGTATCATAACTGGTCTGAACACTTGCCTGTCTGCGGTTGTAACCCGCAGTAGGCAAAATGTCTTTGGCAGCTTTAAGTTGACTGACAACATCATCATAGTTTGGCGGTATGCTTTTTGCATCATTTGCAAAGAAGATTGTAACAACAGTTGTTTCTTCAATGATATTAACACCATTTAAAGTATAAAGAATAGGATCAAAAGTAAATTGGTCAACATTCACATAAACCTTCTTTAAATTTTTAATGTACAGGGGTACACCACTTTCATTAAAGGGCAATTCATTGCTGGCAATGTATGTGCCTAGGTTTAATCCTTGAATGTAACTAATTACGTCAGTTCTCATCTTACTCTCTTTAAATTATAGAAACCAGGTGACTTTTCTCCGCTAGCAATAGAACCACTATCGTCAAAATCATACCAGTCTCCTGCGGTGATTAATTCACCAAATAACGCTTCTGCTCTCTGAGTGTAGTAGGCCATCTTCTGGCGTTCTGCATTATCTTCGTTGCTAAAGTCAGCTACTGAGGGAAGGATATAATCTGTTAATGCTGTGTAAACACAAAGATCTGTAAAATCGTTAGTACGAGCTAAGATCCTATTAGGATCAAGTGCGGGGACATCTGCAACGGAGTTATAGGCCGTTCCAGAATCGCGTGAAACATAGTACTGTCTCCACCAAGCACTAGAGCGAAACCTTGTGAGTATACGCTCTGTAGCTCTAACTAACTGTAATTCAACAGCATCATCAGATAGGCCCTCGTTAGCTTCAAACAGACGTGTGTCTTTATCAACCACATCTTGGAATTCAGCAAAACTGATTACCGTGTTATCTTCTGTTACGAAAGCCATCTTGTATCTCCTAATTAGTCAGTTAAAGAACCAACGATCTTAACACCGTGGCTGTTTTGCAAAATTGCTTGACCAACAACAGCATTCATCATGATATCAGTGGCACGCTTTGCAGCCTGGCGCTGTGTTTCCATCATAACGCCACCGCGCATTGCATGGCCTAAAGCTGTAGAAGCAAACACAGCACCAACCATGTTTAATTCACTGTCTGCATCTGTATCTAGATCTGACTTAACTAAGCTAGATTCAAATATTGTGCATCCACCAATGGTTCCAATGAAACCACGCTCTAATACTGCAGAACCTAAAGAACTTGAAGTTGCAACAGTTCCACCAGCATTATATAATGCTTTCTTTAACTGTAGAGCTTGACGTGGACCAACAACAGCAAACAATGGTCCGCTTACTTTGTTACCACGTAGAGTAGCAATAGCGTCAAATAAGTTGTCAACAGTAATAGCACTGTCTTGTGTACCAACACTAGCTGAGAAACTGTTGAACAATGAGAATACACCCTCATCCATCTTTTCAGCAATAGCGCGGCCAGCGGCTAAGCCTAGATCAGCAATAACATTGCGCTCTGCAGAGTCACGTAGCAAGTCAGTGATCTGGAAGTAAGTACCAATTTCAGCTAAAGTAATAGAAGCAGAAGTTGTGTTAGTACCAATAGCATCAGGTGCAGTACCTTCTTGCAATGCTTCAGCAGTGATAGAAGAATAAACTGGAACTTGAAGAACTTTACCAGCGTTAGCAGGAAAATCAAATGCAGTCACAATTTGACGTGCGATTGAGTTTTCATAAGCGGCAAACTGAGCGTCTGCCAATAGGTTTGTAAACAGTTCACTGTTTACGGTTGTGTCGTTTTGTACGAAAGCCATCTTAAATCTCCTTTAGATATGATGTTTATTAACGCCCACGTTGTTGAGCGTATTGTTTTCTATGTTCTGGATTTTTCATATCCAACTTAGAGATATCAATCTTAGCACCAGCAGTCTGGCTGATATTTGTCTTGGTGTTAGTAGTACTTGGAGTAGCTGCCTTAAAATGCGGATTGCTTTCTAAGAATTCTTTAACCAAGTCATCTACACCAAGAGCAGAACCTTTGTCACTGTAACGAACAGATCCTTTGGTATCTACGACTTCAACATCGCCATCAGCATTGAGGCGAACATTTGATTGTAAAAGTTGTTTCACTTGTTCTGCATTCACTGCGCCATACTTGGCAGCAGAGCTTAGAATAGGTGTATTCACTTTATATTCCTTAATGATTGAATCTCGCTTTTGGATTTCATTATCCTTTTTAGCAGCCAATTCCTGTAAGGTTTTCTCAAATTCGCCACGTTTAATTTGTTGTTCTTGAGTACGCTTTTCAGCCTCTTGACGCAACGAACGTAATTCATCTGGGTCACCCAAATCTTCATAAGGTTTCAATAACTTTTTCTGCAAAGATGTTTTCATCCTTGCCATCATGTCATCTACATCCTTTTGACTATAGGACTTTTCTGCTTGAGCCTGATTTCCTGAATTCAATTCTGTAGCATCAGTTGCGTTTTCTTGAGCCAATGTTTCTTGTACGGTCATTGTAACCTCGCCTCCCTTTAAGAGTAATGTTTGATATGTTTATTTATAAGTCTACCTTAGAATCACTCTAATAATAGATTATTTCTTCTTTTTCTTTGCCGCAGCTTGGCTTGCTTTAATTGCCTGTGCTTGCTTAACTGCGCCTGATCTTGTTGGATATACCTTACCTGTAGTACGCTAGTACCGTATTGCCAACCTTTTCCACCACGAGGACCTGTTGCTCTATGGATGGGCATTTTAGTAGCCCTTCTTCTTTGGCGGCTTTGGTGCTGGTTTTTTCTTTTTTGTTGCCATCTTGCGTTCCTCCTTAGTTTTATATGTTGGATGTAATAGTTCGCTCCCTGGATCAGCTACAATATACTTTATTAAATTAGCTGATATAGTTGACAATCTTGCTAGGTCAACTTTACTTCTAGCCATATTGTTTTCTATCTTACCTAGCAGTGTGTTACAGCCCCTATGGAGCACACATCTTATTATACCTGAGGTATGATCATGGTCTAATACTGCATCATCTGTGATAGGCTGTTCGCACAATGCACAACAGCCGTTTTGTTCCATTAACAATTTAGCTCTTAGAGGAGCTATCTCGCTATATTTTAATTTCAATTACTTTTTTCCCACTTAGCACACCAGAACAGTGGACGCACATTAGCATCAAACTTAGTGCAATAACTTTCTGTGCCCTTATAGTATTCACAGTTAGCACAGTTCTGACCAGTTGGAACCATTGCATTTGTAGCATCAACATAAGCAGGTGGAAGACTTTCTGGGATTGTCTCACCATCAGGGTATGTTCTACCTGGAATAGAATTAATATCATTGTAGGTTAATACTTCTTTCTCTTCACCCATCCACTCTAGAATATGCTCATCAATCTTTCTTAATACCATTGGATCTGTGGCAGTTTCTTTAGCAGTTTTAAGTTGTTGGATCTCTTGAGTATGATCTCTTAGATTAAAACTGTTGGGGTAATCAATGTATCCTTCCCAGGTATAACCCATATATTCACAAAATAAATTCCAGATAGCTTCTTCAGCAATTTCAAGTAAATCTCCCTTTTCACTTAGACGGGCATTTAACAATTGAAATTCTGTTTCCATTGCTACACCACTTAAGGTACGACTTTGTGTGGCACGAACTGCACCTGTGTTAGCCATTTTATCAATAGCGTCAATAGTGTGTTGAATACTTTGATAGATAGCATCAACACTGCTACCACTAAACTCAAGTAGGTATGGCTTCAAGCCTGGATCTAGATTGTCTGGCATATGAATTAAACTACCAGCACCTATGCCTGCTTCTGTTTCAGGAGTCTTAACAAGACTAGGGTGTGTATTCATTCTAATGCTTTGCTCAACTTCACTTGTGGCATTGTAGATAAAACGCTGTGCATCAGCAATGTCAGCAATATCACTTACACCTATACCACGGACTGTTGAACGCCCATTGTAGGCACATACTGCAGGAATCTTACCTAGGCCATTAGGTTCAGTAATATCTAATAGGATTTCATCACTACTGGAATTTACAGTAAAAGTACGAATACGATCAGGCCACCATTCTTTAATTGTGCGAACGTCTCCATTAACATCTTCAATGTATTTGAAATAATCTAATTGATAACTGCCATTGCTTGAACGAGCATAACGCCAATCTGTAACTACTAATGGAGTTAATAGATTAACATATGGACGAACTCCTTGTGCGATTTCATCAGCACGAGTGACAGCACCAATAGATGGTTTAACCATAATGACCCAGCAATGTCCAAACACTGAAGCCCATGTACTGACATCTTTCATAAATTGATTAAAATTTCTGCCATCCATATCACAGTTCCACATAAAGGGATCTAGTTCAGGAACAGCGGCAATAGTCATAAACTCACGATCAGGTGCTTCGCGGAATAAGAAACTGTTGTATACTGATACAACACTAGAACAATGATTCTCTAGTGGTGTTGCTCTAAGTCTTGCTTGATACTCAGCATCTGTTTCTAACTGATATCTTGTTAAGTGAGCGGCTTTGCGATATTCATCTCCACCTACATAACTTTCTAGTAGATAGCGCCAAATTTCTTGGTAACTGTTATAGATATCATTGCCACTGAGTGCGGCAGCAATATCATTTCTTATTGTTTGTATAGCGTCCATTAGTTTTCCTTATTATGCAAGAGCATGGCCCCAGCGTTGTGGTTGTACACGATCCTGATCTATATCTCGTTTTACTGGGAACAAATAATCTATTGCATACCCAAGTGCATCATTCATGTGATCATAGCCGCCATCTTTGTCAGGCTGACTGCTGCCTTCCTTGTAGACTTGACGTTCTAATCCTTCTATCGTATATTTACACTTGGGGTCAATAAAAAGCTGTCTAACACCACTAGAACTACATAATCTTGAATTTACAGCGTTGATTCTGTCACGTACTGGTGTGTGATGTCTTGGAGCTTTAACAATGAATCCTGCGTTAGATAAGATCGTGATGTCAGTAGCGCCGCCTGCTGAACTTTTACGTTGGTGTCCTGCTGGATCTGGATAGACCCAGATCTTACTACGGCCGTATCTGCTTTTAATTTCATCCACTGCTTCTTGGGTGTTAGAAGAAAACAGGCGGATTTCGTCAATGACATGAATAATATCTCCCTCTCTAGTAGCTATAACTGCACTCATTGGATCAATGTTAAAGTCCATGCCTATATATAATACATCTGGTATAGGTTTATTCCATATCTTGACATTATGACTGCGATCAAAACCATAATATATTCTGCCACTAAATGTTTCAAATGTAGCTAGATACTCTTGTCTAAATGTACGTTCATCTAGATCACGACGTGCTTGTTCTATTTCTTCTAGAGGTACTTGGCCACCATCAATTGTGGTAAATTGAAAACTATGCCAATTGTCAGGATCTTCTAGTGTATTCTGATATACTTCATAACTCCAATTGCCAATGCCTTTGGGTGTACCAATGAAAAGAGCACGACCCTGCTTGTCAGAAAGAGTAGGTCTAAGAGTTTCATACCAAGCTTCTGGGTCAATGTCAGCAAACTCATCAAGCACAATAAAATCAAGACCAACACCGCGTAGACTATCATAATTATCAGCGCCTTTAAGGCTGATAGTACTGCCATTACGCAGTTGAAGAGTGAGTTCTGTTTCATTGTGTTTTTTTACCCAGTTTAAATCCTGTAATTTATTTTTAAGTTTCTTCCATACAATCTGCTTGGCCATTTTATAAGTAGGTGCAATATACCATACTTCTTTGTTAGGCTCTTTAGCGTGAAAACAAAGTTCTCTAATTGCCAAGTGAGTCTTACCAAAGCGACGTCCTGCTATAACAACACGAAATCGTTTTTTAGTATCAACTACTAAAGTCTGTGCCTTACTAAGTGGCATTATTCATCAGACCACGGTAGGGCCTGCTGATCATCACTGTTACCTGGACTATCACTTTGACCTAATAGATTTTTGCCTAACCATATTAACAAAGTTGCATTGCCTGCTAGTGCTGTAGATAACTGCACGGCTCTTAAACGGCGTTTCATTCCTGCACGACCTTTTGTAAGATATTCCGCAAAGTTGTATCTAAGAGTATCTTCCTTGATCATAAACCACTCTGCAATCTCTCTATCCGTCATGCCTATTTCAGCAAAACGATAGACTTCATCAGGTGGAACCACACGCTTAGTAGTGCCGCGGCCCACAACAAGACCCTGTTTTGTTACTTCTCCCCAGCGTGGATCTTTACGCTTTGGTGGCTCCCAGGGCGGATATTTTGTTAGGTCTTGTTGTGGGGTTTCTAGAACTAGATCAGGTTCTGAATCAGGCTTTGTATCAATGATGGCATCAGTGTGCCCTCGTGGCTTAAGATCAAGTGCCTGTACCTCTACGATTGAGGCGGGAATATCATTGTCGTTATTCATATCAATATTTATAGCATTGATATAAATTCAGAACAATTACTGGTTATTTGAAGCTGATAAAGTCTTTACTAGTTGTTCTAATTCATCAAGTTGGTATTTAGAATTGGCAACCAATTTGACCAGTTGACGATTTTGATCAACTAGGTCTGCTATCAGCTGTTGGTTATGGTTATGACCTATAGTCAACCGCCTTATTATACTCTGATGTCTTAGAACCTCTACTTTAGTTTCTTGTAACTCAAGATAAGGATCAAAGTTTGGATCTATCAAGCTCATACTTTATTTAACATCAAATAGATCTTCCCAGATCTCTATAGTAGCGTGTATATTGATCTTGCGGCGCTGGCCTGGTTTAGTCACGGGCGTTGGCGGTGGTTTGGCTGCATCTACATTAGGGATGTCACGACCTTTGCTGAGATTGTTTACTTCTCTTATAGTCATAATCATACTCCAAGCAAGCTCTTTGGTATTCATAAATCTATTGCGTATATCCATGCATCGTTCACGCTTGAGTTTGTCTTTCTGAAAGACAAGATAAGCTTCATCAAACTTACGCTGTTGATGATGTGTTAAGAATATGTTGTTTTTGGCCACTAATTCTTTAAATGCCATAAACATACTTTCCCATTCGTCATTCTGAACTTGATGCAGGAATCCATCCCAGATGATTGTTTCATCTCTATCAATCTGCTTACCACGTTTTATGATCAAATCATTTAATACGTCTGTGATGTGATCCATTAGCAAAACACCGTCTTGTACGCTGGCCATTGTGTTAGTTCCTATATGCTTGTTTTCTAAGATACTCTAGTCTAGGGATGCATTTAACATTGTCTATGCTCCAAGCACCTTCGCTGTCTTCACGTGTCATACAATAGTCATCACGGAGACGGCCTCTTCTTTCCCATTGACCACCCCAAACAGTCTGAAACTGTTCAAAGGTCAATGTCCAATCTTCATCTCTAAAGGCAGCTTGTGCTTTGGCTCGTTGCCATGCAATGTATTGTTGGTGGGGTACAAGTCCTTGTACTTTCCACACATGGGGTCTAGTTCCTGTTCTTGGCATAAATGTATTTACCCTATTCTGTATTTGTTGTTCAAAAAGTGATTATGGTTTAATGTAACCAATGGGTGCTCCGCCTTGTCCTTTATAGATCCAGGCCTTACCTGCACCTGCTCCACAAAAACTAGGATACTGTCCCCCGTTGTTTTGACGCTGACATGGGTCCTGACTGTCTTGCCAATGAGCATACATTTTAAATGGTGCTGTGCAAGCAGAACACATTAAAGCAGTAATGATTATTACAGTGAGTTTCATGCTGGTTCCTTTAAGCTGTCTAACCAATCTGCGTATTCATCTTGATATTCACGGTATTCTGTTTCAGTCATGTTATACTGCTCCCAAGGCTTGTTCATTCTACTAACCTCTTAATGGTGATTACAAACTCAACACCTTCTTCGTCTTGAATGACAAAATCGTGAATGGGTGCGTCAAACAAACTGGGGTTGTCAATAGCCAAGAGCTCAATATAATCCATTGCTTCGCCTATAGTAATCATTCTGCGGCCTCTTGATAAAGTTGATCAAAATGATTAAGAAGTTTTTGAACTTGATTTGAATCTAATTCATCTAGGCTTTTTGCCATTAGCAAACCTTTAATGATAATAATATAATCTTGTTTGTTCATTCTGCCATTTCCTTTTGTTGTCGTCATAGTATTATTATATGACTATTGCATTTATTAGTCAATAACAAATTTAGCCAAAAAGAATCCCCCGTTTCGCGGAACACTACGGGGGGAAGTGCGAGAAACAGATAATGTCATCCGTGCCGCTGTCACAACCAACTGGAGTCACTCAGTGGCTGATGTTATTAGTTACAATTGCAATCCTGATGTTCACTTAGCGTATTCATTGTGGCTAATTCTACTTGTTTTAGAAGCCAATCTTTTGCCCAATTCTCTGCCAGTGATTGTGATTCAAATGGATCAGTTTCTGTTTCTTGACCACAACAAAAACAAAAGACCACAAAGTCCTTTTCAGTTAATCTTTGAAAAACCTGTGCTGTGCGAGTCTTACTGGTGTATTCGCTTAAAAATAGTCTATCACCCATATAATTTTTCCTTGTGTTTAAGTTCCGCCTGTTCACGTTGAGCACGACACAGATCTCGTATTCTATTTAACGCAGTTTGCTTTTTCAGTTGGTGTTTACGGGCTTCTTCAGCATTCAGTCGCTGGATCTGTTCACGCATGGTTTCTGTGGAGTTCATAGTTGATTTTGTTCCACTAACAGTTTGGCTAGACGATAGGCCAGCATGAGGTGTTCAGGTTTATTGGCTGTCATTCCAATTAACACTGTGAGATCATTTCTAGTCAAACCAAGAGCACCATTACACTGAATGGCATCATCACATTCTTCAGGAGTCATAATTTCTAAATCTTCTGAATCCATGGCAGTTAATATACTTCTTAATTTTGATTCAGATGTTGTAAGATCGTTGGCTAATTTCATAGAGATTTCCTTGTGTGTTGTGATGTGTTAATTATATGCAATATCTTAATAACTGTCAAGGTGACTGTCACCCAATATTCTTCCAATACCTGCAAGCATACAGATCATGGCAGCACTTTCATCAGTACTCCAATAATACATTTCACTAACAGGATTATGATATTGATCTGAAGCCACAACTAGTCTCATTAGATCATTATTCTCAAGTTCCACTCTACTAACTGCTATCACAGCCATTTGAATAACTCCTATACATTTAAGTTTTCTGTATGTTAGTAGTCTTGCTAACGCAAGCCTATTAATATATGAAATCAGTCAACTCGTAAACTCGTTGTCTTCTTTTCATATATTAATGCCTTTATTTCAGAACTACATTAACAAGAGATCTGATGAAGTAGTCAAGAGGACGGCTATAGGATTCGCCAATAAAAAAATATTGACTGGTCCCAGCCATCTCCTCAACTATATCAAATCACTTATGAATACAGTCCCTTGCGGGGAGGACTTGCTAATTCTTTAACCAGATGATTGTCTATGTGCAACTGGACCCTTGCGGGCGAACGGGCGTGTCCGCTATGTTGTATAGAGCCTAGCAAGAAACTCTATTAGCGGGGGAACAATTAGCCGTCATATACGTTCCCCATTTTCAACCTTTTGCAGGTTATTGTTTTCTAAGTGCCTTGATTCGTTGCCTTGTTTGAGCTTTTGCCTTGGCTTTAATTGCTCTAATGTGTTCTAATTTATTGCCTATTGCCAATATGCTTTTTAAATGTTTTGCCTTAAGTGGGCGTCTTTTGATGTAGCACCAATCCCAATAAATGTAAACTTCAACTCTTTGCTTTGCCTTAAATTCTTTTTGATATTCGTTTATAAATTTGATCAATATAATTGCATCATCAATTTGTGGATGTTGCACCAAATCACAATAGCGAATACCTAGTGTTCTACACCAGTAATTAGCTATATCTTGTACGGTGACTGAAGAATGTGATTGTGTTATGATATCTGCCATTTTTATTACTCTGTGTATTTATTGTAACACCTAAAAAACCAGTTTAAAAGAGATTATTTTACCAAAGCGGAAAAGACGAAACCCAAGCATCGCGCCTGGGTTTCTAACAGAGTCTGGGCTATGTAATGGCAGTAACTTTCACCCAATTTTGACAGCCTGTCAAGTCTACTATTTCTGGAGTAAGACTCTGCTACAACTATTTATATCTCTTCTTTTATATCAGACTTAGAAGTGACTGTTATACTTTTTTTATATTTTTTGATATTATAAATTCTCCACCAATCATGCCATACTAATGCTGATCTACTAGATGGAACATCCCATTCACCTGTAAACGGATTCTGACTCATTTTGCAAGTCACACAGGCTTTACGCCAATGAGGTTCGTGAGTATTATATCTTTTTGTTTCTGTTTTACGCCCATTTTCACAGTGCCGTCCACAATCTTCGCAGTCCACAGCCGCAATCTTTATCTTAATGACTGCTATTGGTGTTGTAGGATTCACTCCATTAAACATATCAAGAAAAACTTCTTGGTGTTCTTCTTGATATTTTTCTTCTTGAGGTTTAGGGCCTCTTTTCTTTTTAAGAGCTTTTTCTGTAACAGTTTTTGGTATAACCCACTCTGCTACTTCACTCAATCGTTTCTTAAATTCTTCATCGTTCATCACATACTTATAGTATGTGATTTTAGAACTTCATTAAAATGGTTGTAACAATACCTAACAGAGCAATTATGATACTGCCCGCTGAAGTTATCACCGTTGTTTTCATTGACTTGTGCCCATCAATGATATCTTGTTGAATATCTTCCAATTTCTTTTCTACAATGGTTAGACGCAGATCTAACTGCTCATAGCGAAGTTGGCATAGATCCACGTGGGCTTCTAGGCTGGTGCGTTCTAGGTTGCTCATTATGCTGATCTCGCTAATACTTTAACACGAAAGTTTCTACGATCTTCTAATCCGTCAGTTGTGGTAATGTTACAGGTTACCACATAGGTTTTTCCTTCTTGACCGTTGCTGAGTTCAATCCAGGTTTTAGTACCTGTTTTTCCTTGGGCTTCTTTGATCAATGGATCAGGATCATTGGCTCTTGTGGCAATAGTATAATTTACTGTGGCTAATGAATCCCCAGTAGGAAGCCACTCGTTCCATTCAAAAGTATAAACCAGTTGTGCTTCAGTGTCTTTTTGGATTGTTAGTCCTTGTATGGTTTGGTAAAATCCAGTAGCCATCTTTATCTCCTAATTAAGTAATTTCTGTCTTCGTTACTGATAGTATATTCTCTATTATCTGCTGATATAGTATACTCCCAATTTTCTCTAGTAATAATCCAGACGTTTTGATTAATACTATCT